GGGAGCTCTAGTCGCGTGTAACGCGACATCTGCTATCCGGCAGCCTGAAAGGGCGGTCTGACGCAGTTCTGAGAGTAACATCTCTCTCACTTACTTTGCAGCCTTAGGAGTCACCATGACGTATAAAAACGCGCCGGTCGGTAACAACCGTCGGCGGCTTCGTACTCGAGTATACAAGTCCACACCCTGGAATCCATGGGGGGCTTGGGACGATAGACCGATGATTGAAGGTTCCGTGAAGTTCAACGAAACCATCACACGGTCGTCACACCCAAATCCCCTTTGGCGATCAGCCCTTAAAAAAGGCGAAGTCGTCATTGGCCCGTACAGTTGTTCTGGTACGAGCATTTCCTATGGGAGCTGGACTGGTCACACCACACAAACACTGAATACATCACAGTATGAGTATGAGTGTAACTCGTTTCCGATTGGTGGCACTGGTTCAAACGGATTAAATCCGTCTACGCCAACAACACTCGATTATGATCTCGAATCTGAGCTCATGATTGAGATGGCTGCAAATGTGAAAACTAGTTCCATGATGTTGCCCGTAACGTTAGCCGAAGCTCCCAAAACATGGAAGCTGTTAGCGGATACGTTTCGGACGAGTGCAAACCTGCTCTTGCGAGCTAGGAATGCCCTTCATGGAGATGTGAAAGCTGCCCGTCAGTTGAAGGAACTCCTCAAAAAGTTCAAAGATATTGAATACGGGCAAGGGTTGGCACTTTCGAAGTGGCTTGAGTGGAGGTATGGTTGGCGCCAGGTTATGTTTGACCTGGAGAACGCCGCTGATGCCGCCGCTAATTTACAACGCTACCAAGAAGGTAAGCTACGTCAGGAACGAGCAAGAGGGGAATACAGGACGAGTGAAATCATTACACTCGAAACCCGAAACACCTCAAGTTTGCAACTGGCCACCGGATTTGGTACTATAGTAGAGAAGCTCCGTAAAACGACTTCTCCTATTGTAGTCCGTGGTGAGGCAATCGGTTTTTATACGATTAGTCTCATTGGGGAATACCACCGGCAACTCGGCTTGAACATAGTACCTACTGCGTACGAACTTACTCCTTTCTCATTCGTGCTCGACTGGGGTGTAAACCTCGGCCAATGGTTACGTGCCTATACAACGGTCGTACCAGGCTTGATGTGGGAAGGAGCGCAGTTTGGAATACTGCGGGCTTCGGAAATCAAATACGAGGCTATATCTGGTGGCTTTACATCTGCCACCCCTTCGTTGTTTGTGACCTCTGGCGAGACTGTTGTGAAGAAATTCACTTTCAGCCGAACCGAGAAATCACCAACAGCGGTTTACTTGCCCACTTTATCAAACGGGCTAACCTTAATGCGGGCTATTGACGCCGTCGCTTTGTTCACTGGCAATGCCAAGGGACTCCGCTATGATGTCAGTAAGATTCGCATATAAACGAAAGGGTTTTATTATGGCCATTAAACAGGCTAACGGCACTATCATCATCAACCACTCCACCCCGGTCACCGTGACTCCACAGTCGCGTGATGACGGTAAAGGCATTGAGGTTTACGAGTTTGACGACTCGACCCTCAGCGCTGGACACCTGTTCATCAAGCGTGATCTGGGCCGTACTTTGAGTAGTGATGGTCTGGCTGTACAG